ACTTGAAACTGTTCCTTCTATTGATGTAACTGGTTCTGCAAGTATTGGTGGAGGACTTAATGTCACTGGTGTTATTACCGCCACAAGTTTCAGTGGGTCTGGTGCTAATTTAACTGGTATTGCCGCCACCACAGATGTAAGGACTAATAGTCTTGTGGTTTCTGGTGTTTCTACTGTTACTGATTTAAGAGTTGGAACGGCAGTTACAGCAAACTCTAATGGTATTCAAGTAGGTGCTGGAAAAAGTGTAAGAATCTTTGGATCTACTTCTAGTTTTAGTGACATTATAGCGTCTTCTGCTGCTGGTGCTTCTGAACTTACTTTACCAAACACAAGTGGAACGCTGGACCGCCTCAACCGGGCGGGCAATGTGCTGCAGGTGGTGCAAAGCACATTAACTAGCATGGTTTCAACATCCTCTAGCACATACGCCGATTTGGGATTGTCGGCATCAATTACACCGAGCAGCAGCACGAGCAAAGTGCTCGTTTCTGTTTCACTGGCTGCTTGCGGAAAAAGCAATGCCAATAGCCAAAATCTATTGATGGCAAGACTGCTTAGAGGAGCAACCGAGATTCTGGTTCTTGACCCAAACGGAGGCTACAACAACACGGCTCAGCCAAATTATTTCGGCACTATTTCTACGCTATACCTTGATTCGCCAGCTACAACATCTTCGACAACTTACAAAATACAAATTGCCAATTCCGCCAATGCTGCAGCAGCATTTGTGAATACAAATGGAGGAACTTCAACCATCACCCTCATGGAGATAGCAGCATGATGTACTTCGCTTCTGCCATCTACCAGCTCTACCCAACCGTGGTCCGCACCGTTGGTGAGGATGCGTTTGACGCCGATGGCAACCCTGTCACCTACGACCGCGCAGCCGTCGAAGCTGAGGCACAGCGGATGGAAGCCCGCCAGGCACGAGCCGCCGCCTACACCACCGAGGCCGACCCACTGTTTTTTAAATATCAGGCAGGCGAAGTAACCAAAGAAGAATGGTTAGCAAAACGCGAGGAAATCCGTCAACGCTTTCCGTATCCAGAAGGAGTATAAGAGATGTCAACACTCAGAACCACAAATATCAGACACATCTCCGCTAATAGTTCAGCAATCACTCTGGCAGCAGACGGAACCGTTGCGATCTCAACAATCACAGGATCCTGTTTAGCATCAGTCTCAAATATTGCTGGTGTCAATACCACTGGAGTCACGACTTCTGGTTCTGCTATAGTATCTCTCACAGGATCATTAAGTGCCTCACAAATCTCCAATGGTGATTATGTAGTTGGAACTGGTATTACCGTTGGAACCACTGTTTCTTCTGGTGGTGGAACAAATCAGGTCACATTAAGTCAGACTGCTGGTATTTCATTAGCGACTAATCCTTTAACGTTTTATACCAATAATAAGATCGTAACGCCAGGTGTCATTGGCGGTCAACTGTGCCGCGCCTGGGTCAACTTCAACGGCACCAGCACCGTGGCAATCCGCGCCAGCTACAACGTCAGCAGCATTACGGATAACGGGACAGGCGACTATACAGTGAACTTCACGACGGCGATGCCGGATACGAATTATGTAGTTATTGGTTCCGGCGGTCCTAATGTTGCCGCAGGAAACAATGCTACCAGTGGAACAATTCTTACCCCTAATGCAATAACTAGTTCACCCTTTACAGTACCCTCACCATCCACATCTTCAGTAAGAATAATAACTATAACAACTCCATCTAACTTTTCTACAGGAGTTGATACTGCTTTTATCAACGTCGCCATCTTCCGCTGAGGTAACACCATGAAAATCATCTACACCAACAACGAAGGCAGCGTTATCTAATAAATCTGATCTTCAAAAGCAACAAACCTAGTCTACTCATAAAAACCAACTTCGTCAACCCCTTGACAAGATCCTAATTTTCTTTTATAATACTTCAAGTCTTTCAAATCCTTGTATCTTTGGGATGAAAGACCCTCTTCAAGTGGTGTGAAGAGGTGAGTTGGTGGTTAATAGGGGAGGGTATAAACACCCTCCTTTTTCTTTTATAAATCTTAATGAAAATATTTTTATCAAAATGAACTTTGTAGTTTATACTAAAGATAACTGTCCTTATTGCTCGAAAGTCAAACAAGTATTGGAATTGACAGAAAGTAACTTTGTGGTTTATAATCTTAATGAGCATTTTACCAAAGAACAGTTTTATGCCGAGTTTGGGGAAGGATCAACATTTCCTCAAGTCATTTGTAATGATCAAAAATTAGGAGGGTGTATTGACACAATCAAGTTCCTCAAAGAACAACAAATCGTCTAATACGAACATAAATAATTCTGATCGCGGCAATCGCGGCGTTGAACTCATTCTTAATGGAGGTAAACGAAAGCAGACTCGACCATTCCATATTATCTTTGAGAAGATAGTTTGCTTTCTGAATCGGGAAGTCACTATCTATTTTGAGTTTTCCTTAGTTTCAAGGAAGAAAAAGTAGTTTCCCGGAGTAAACAAATGTTAGCAATCAGTTTAGTTTTTGGTTCTTTTCTAACAGTATTGTTTCTAATTGTGGGAGTAATGCTTGGTTGGGTTGCCAGAGAGTATATGATGACTCATCAAGAGGGACCAAAACAAATTGCTTACCATCCAGAGTTTTATGATAAGGATGGTGAGTTAATCGACCAAGAAATTGTATCAGTTCGTTTTGATCCTGATTACTTTGATGATTTTGAAATTGAAGAGGACGACGAAGAATAATCAATAAATAACTTCAACATTATTCAACATTCTGTATAGATATGACCACGACAACAAAAGCAAAGACAACGACTCGCAAGACAACAACAAAACCAAAAGTCGCAGAAGCACCTATTCCAGATTTGCCTTCGAATCCTTTTGTTTTTGAGATTTTAAATGTCGTTGTAAAGCAAAAAAGTAATGCTCGCAAAGTTGAAGCATTAAAAAAGTTTGAGCATCCTTCCTTAAAAGCAATTTTTATTTGGAACTTTGATGAGTCGATTGTTTCGGCACTTCCTCCTGGCGATGTTCCTTATTCTGCTGTCAATGAGATGGATTCGTTTAAAGGAACTTTGAGCGAAAAGATTGCTGATGCGGTTGAAAAAATGGAAGAACTTGGAACCAATTCTTTGGGATCACAAGATCAAGGACGTTCTTCAATTCGTAAGGAATACTCGAAGTTTTATAATTTCATCAAAGGCGGTAATGATAGTCTGAGCTCACTTCGTCGTGAGACAATGTTTATTAATATTCTTCAAGGACTTCATCCACTGGAAGCAGAAATCGTCTGTCTTTGTAAGGATAAAAAACTTCAGACCAAGTATAAACTGACACAAGAAATTGTGGCAGAAGCATACCCAGACATTCAATGGGGTAATCGCGTATGAGTCAACTTCGTGATGTTGTAGAACGAGCACAAGGAACAGAAACAACCATGGAACACTGGACTCCCGCAGAAAAAGAAACCTGTAAGTCACGCTATGGTTGTGAGATTATGATTGAAAACGGTTCTTATGCGGAAGTCTGTACCAAAGATGCTCCTAATGATGCTTATATCATCAAATATCTTGTAGATGATAAAGTTTGTTTTGATCTTACACGAGGAACAAGAGTTCGTTTGTTTGATATGTACTGGGATAAGTTTCGTGATAACCTTAAGGACATTGACTTTGGTTATGGTAGAGTCAATCCTAAACTCTGGGGATATCAGGCACCCAAAACCAAAAAGCGGAAGTGATTTCCTAGATTGGGAAAAAAACTCCGGCATAATTTTCTTACGCGAAGGTTTTACAAATCTTTGCGTTTTTTAGTATAATAGAGATACAATTTTGTATCTATTGTTACGATTTTAACATAAAACTCGTATATATACAGTAACTAGAGGTATAATTACCCTCTAACGTTCATCCTATGTCTAAAGCACTTTTGCTTTCAGCATGGGTTCCACTTCTATTTGTTTCAACGCCAAGACTTATTGCTTCTTCTAAAGTTTCAGTAAGTTGTGACACTGCGATGGAACTAATGGACATCGTTAAAAACGACGATGTAGTACCTCAAAAAATAGAAGACCGATTGCTATTAGAACTCCGAAAGGATTTCATTGCGAAGTGTAGATACTCATAGGACGCAAGTAGGACGACGCGGAACGCAAATCGTTCATTCGTTATTTCCGAATAGCGAACGGAAACGCCGCCCGAAGGAACGGGACTAATCATCTCATTCTGGAGGAAAATCCTAATGTCACATGTCGTGTATAGAGGTGTCGCGTATGACACCGAACAACGCCGCCAAGCACAGGCACAGCAACAGCAACAACCTCAACAATATAATGAGACCTATCGTGGGGTCAAGTTTGTAAAAGAGGGGAACAAGGGATGACAGCAACCTATCGTGGTGTGAAGTATAATACTCACATTCCGAAACTAGAATATCGTAAGTGGTACTCAGAAACACACGCTCCATCACATCCAATAAACACATATCGTGGTGTT